GTGCCCGCCGAACCGCCGCCGCCCTGGCTGATGCGCCAGCGCCGGCAGGTCGGTCACCGGATCCGGGACCTGCGCGAGGCTGCGGAGCTCTCCCAGGAGCAGCTGGCCTACCGGGCCGAGATCAGCCGGGATTCGGTGCTGCGCACAGAGAACGCCGCCCACTCCCCCAGCTTGGATACGCTCGCGCGCATTGCCCGCGCATTGGGCGTTGAGCTTGGTTCTCTATTCAACTGAATCGCTTCACGCGACAAGTATTGCCCGGGGGCGCGTAACAGGAAACCCACAGGTCAGCGACGGATTCGCGACATGGCGGTAGGGGCCAACGATTTGCCTCTGAGGTACGCCGCCGACCTCCCCGTGTTGCTCGCCGTCGAGCGGCGGCGCAACCATTGCCATCCGGCAACGGTTGCGAGGTCTGCCATGGCCTACGCAGCCTGGAAGTGCGACCCCGTCCGAGCGGAACGAGATTCAGCCCTCACCCGGGCGGGGCCGCCCATGGTCGCGACCCCGTCCCGGTTCCTCTTGGCTCTGGCCGGGCGGGGTCGCTCCGTCACTCGGGTGCTCCCCCCGGCTTGTGGGCCAGCGCCAGCAGGCGGAGCGTGGGCACAGGCCTAAGGACCGTCCCCTCCCCCCTGGCGTCCCTCGGCTGAGAGCTGAGCCCTTGCCGTGTGAGAGGCGGGGGCCCTCCTCTCTGCTCTCCTCCACGCGCGGTCCGCTCAGGATGCGCGCATCCTGGAAGTGCGGTCCCGCAGGGCGTACCTCCACAGCCCGTGGGGCAGCTGGGAGATGGAAGAGGCCCTCGCCGCCGCGGGCTGCGCGGTGAGGGCCTCGCCATGCTCCGGCCGACAGGCGCATGCTGGAGATGTGGCCCTGTCCACCGCTAGCTGCCCCCAGGGCAGGGCCGCACATCGCCCGCCCGGTCATGCGAGTGGTCCACGCGGCTGGCCGGACGGGCTCTAAGACGCGGTCCCGCCGAAGGTCCTTCCCCAAGGTTCGCGGCGGGGCCGCCCGGGTCGTCCGCCCGACTGGCCGTGCGAGCACTCCACGGGACATGGGCCCAGCCGGGCGGGCTCCAGACATGGGTGAGCCCCCACCGCCAGCGCGGTGGGGGCTTGGGATGCGCTCAGCTCACAGCGCCGGCGTGCCACTGCCCGGACACATGGAGCGGTCGCCGTGCGGCTGCTGGTGCGGCGGGACCGGGCTGCCGGAAGGAGCCCCGACGGTCGCACCGCAGACGCCGCAGTTACCTTCGAGGAGACCGGGGTCGAACCTGTTCACACGTACCTCCAGGTGAGTCGGATGGTGCTCTCTGGTGGTGGTGCAGCCCGACCCTCGTATCAGACGGCGGCCGGGACGTTGAACTCTCCGCCATGCGGCCAGCCATCGCCGCGGCCGGCAGAGAGAGCGTGGACGACGTACACGTTGATCCGGCTGGTGTCGTGGAACACGACCCGCAGGCCGTAGCGCACCGACGAGTGCAGCTCAGGCTCGCTGCTGTACGGCGTGACGCTCGCCAGCTCCTTGCTGCCCGAGTTCACCAGGAGCGCGGCGAGGTGCTGGTCGACGCGCTCCAGCTGGACCTTGCCGCTCTCGAAGACCTCCGGCAGCGGCACGGCCGGCAGCGACTTTTCGCCCTCGACGACCTGCTCCGAGCTGGTGTGCTTGTCGCCGTCCGGGAGCGTCGCGACGAACTGGAGGAGGACCCGGGCGCCGGTCTGGTACGTCACGGACAGGCCGAAGGGGTGCCGGTCGTATCCGGCTTCCTTGACCGTGGTGACGTCCTTGACCTGCCCGCCTCCTTGCTGCAGCAGGGTCTTGAGCCATTCCTCGAAACGCTCAGCTCGCATTGTTGATCATTCCTTCCGTCCGCGGCCGGACCAGTCTAGGAGGAGGGGCTGACGTCTCCGGTGGCGCTGTAGGTCCGCCACAGCGGGTCCCCGGTGGGGCACCGATGGCCGGGCGTGCACTCTCGGCACCCCTGGGCGTGCTCGATGTAGGTGCGGTAGGCGGCCTGGGTCCGGCCCTCGGTGATGAGGGCGCGGTTGACGAGGGCGGCGGAAAGGCGTCGCATCACGGGGCCGCCTCGACGTCGACCCACAGGCCGCGCTCGTCCGGGGTGACGCCGCGGTGGAGCGCAAGGGTGGACAGGATGTGGCTGCCGGGGCCGTAGGCGCTCATGACGGTCATGAGGTGGTCACCGGTGGCGGTGATGCGGGCGCGTAACCCGGCGGTGGAGATCGTCATGACGACCTTGCTGGGCGTGGTGGCCAGGATCGCGACGAACAGCTCCCCGGCGAGGAGGCGGGTGTCCTCGTGCGGGAGGTGGGACGCAGCCCACGCGCGGGCCTCGCGTGCTTGGTCAGCTTGCGCGGCGAATGCGCGCGTCCAGCTGTAGCCGGATTCCGACATGGCGGTGCCCCCGGGTCCCAGTTCTGAGTACAGAACAGCGATTTCTGTACTCAGAATCACGCGGGAGTTGGCACAGGTCAAGTAGGACGTGGAATATGTGTACTCAGAATTGGACGATCATCCGTGGGGGTGGATTCGCGTGACGCAGCGGCCCGAGTACCTGCGCATCGCTGCTGAGCTGCGTACCAGCATCACCAACGGCACCTACCGGCCCGGCAGCAGACTCCCCACCCTCCCCGAACTCACCGAGGTCTACGCGGTGTCGGAGACGACGATCCGCAACGCCCTCACCGTGCTCCGGAACGAGGGCCTGATCGAGTCACGCACCCGCGCGGGCACCATCGTGCGCGAGCTGCCGCCCATCCACCGCATGGCCGCCGACCGCTACAAGCCGCAGCCGGGCGGCGCCCCGCAGACCGCGTTCACCCGCGACCAGGGCATCGGCTGGTCCGAGTACCGGCTCGACAAGCGGTTCGAGCGGGTGCGCGCAGACGCAGAGCTGGCCGCACTCTTCGAGTGCGAGATCGGCGAACCCCTCCTCGCCCGCCGCTTCGTGTTCTACGACAACGACCGGCCCACCCAAATGTCCACCTCGTATCTGCGCTGGTCCGACGTTGCGGGGACACCGGTCGCCGACCCGATCAACGAACCGTGGCCCGGCGGTACCCGCGCCCAGCTGAGGACACTCGGAGTCCACGCCGTCCGCGTCACCGAGACGTTCACCGTGGGCATGCCGTCCGAAGAGGAGAGCACGACGCTGCGCATAGGGCAGGCCGTGCCCGTCATCCGCTTCACCCGGCGCCACGTTGCAGCCGATGGGCGGATCGTCGAGGTCGCGCACCCCATCGTCCGCCGCGGCGACACGACCGTCGTCGAGTTCGCCGTCGACCTGGAGGACTGACGATGGGCGAACTGCCCCCGGACCTGGACCGGCTGCGGGTGATCCGCCTGTACCTGCAGCTGCAGCTCGACGCGGTCGACGCGCGCTTGGCCGAGGTCGAGGGCCAGCCGGCCGCAGGGGCGGGGCGGGAGCCCACGATCGGCAAGAGCACCGGCTGGCGCCTGCAGCACGTGCCCGACCCAAGGGGCGGGCCCGGGCACGGCGTCGTCCACCGTGGGGACTGCCCGCAGGTCGGCGGCGGGTGGCTCTCCCGCCGGGAGCTGGCCGTCGCGCTGGAGCTGCCCGAAGTGACGGCCTGCCCGCGGTGCCAGCCGCAGGCATGACGAAAGCGCCCCCGCGCCCGGCCCGTAGGCCAGGAGCGGGGGCGTACCTGTCGGTCGGTCCGGCGATGCTGTGGACGCGCAGCCAGCCAGCCACGGGCCCTCACCGCTGCAACAGGGCGAAGACGGCCGTCGCGGCGCCCGCAACACCTGTGAGGGCGCCGATGGTCGGCAGGGGCCAGCGGGCGCCCTCCAGGCGGCGCAGTCGCGTCTCGTGGTCGGCGAGCTCGTCGGTAAGAACCTTGTTGTCGTCGCGGATGCCGTCGAGTTTGATCTCGACGCGGGAGACGGTGTCGTGCAGTGATCTCATCTCCTGGTACATCTGCGCCGGGCTGATGTAGACGCCCGGGTCTTGCGGCGTCACAGGTCAGACCCGGCTGGAGCGGTTCGGCACGGCCCAGGTGATGCCCCAGGCGGCGAGCACGGCCAGGACGATGGTGACACCGTCACCGGTGTCGAGGACGCCGTCCTGGATGGCGGTGACGGCCGCGGCGCTGCCGGCCGCGAGGCCGCCGACGATGGACTTGGCGATGCTGGCGATTCGCATGGGTGATCCGTTTCTGCGAGGTGGGGAGCCGCCTGGCGCGGGCGCGCGGGCGGGGTCAGGCGGTGACGGTGAACAGGCCGGAGTCCTTGCCCAGGCGGGCGAGGGAAGCCTGGCCGGGGATGCCGTCGGCGTCGGAGCCGGTGTAGCCGCAGTGGCGCTGCCAGGCGGCGTAGGCCGTCACGGTCTTGGTGCCGAAGGAGCCGTCCGAGGCGTACGTCGGCGAGAGCAGGTTGAGCTTGTCGAGGGCCTTCTCCACGAGCTTCACGCCCGCCGCGTAGGTCTGGTGGCCCTGCGCCGCGCCCGGGTCCGTACGGGCCGCGGTGACGAGCTTGGACAGGTCCACCTTCGGCAGTGCGGGCTTGGCCGGCGGCTTCGCCGCGGGCTTCCCACCCCCGGACGCGGGCTTGCCCACGAGCTCCTTGGCATAGCTGACGGCCTTCGGGATGTTCGTGGAGCCCGGGTCGCCGTGGTCGTTCTCCGGCACGTGCTGGTGCCCGCACACGCCGCGGAAGGCGTTCCACTCCTTGGCGGTCATGCGCTGCCCGCGCGCGCTGCCGTACGACTGCGGGTACGGCAGCCACGGCGACGCGGCGACCAGCGGCACCTTGTGCTGGGTGTGCATCCACGCCAGGAACTCGGCGACCTCGCGCAGCGCCCAGTCCGGGGCTTCCGGCCAGTAGATGAAGTCGACGTTCTGAGCGAGCCCCTGCTTCACCCAGGCGTTGCGGCGCTCCGGGTCGCAGGTGCCCACCAGCTCCACCTGGCACACGTTCAGCGTGTTCGTCTCCACGCCGCCCGCCCGGTTCACCAGCGCCCTCGAGGACGTCTCGATGTCGAAGTGCTGGTACCAGACCAGCTTCCGGGCCTTGCAGTCCGGCGACGCGGTCACGTTCGGCGCGCTGGAGCCACCGCCGTAGTCCGGCACCGACCGGCCCTCGGTCGTGTGCACCACGACGGCGTTGACCTCCATGCGGTCGCCGCCGAAGTCGTCCTGGTACCAGTAGCGCTTGGAGGCCCCGGGGTACGTCTGCGGGCCCGTCTTGGTCGTCATCAGGTGGCCCTCCTGGGCATGAAGAAGCCCCCGGCCGATGGCTCGGGGGCGGGGCGGGAGTCGGTCAGACCGGAGTGTTGGCGATGTCGGCCTTGCTCACGGAGAGGTTGACGTTGGGCTGGGCGGCGAAGCAGGCCCGGAGGGTGTCGATGACGTCCTGCTCGCTGACGCCCGGGAGCGGCTCGTCCAGCTGGGCAATCCTCACCTCGACCGTCCAGCCGACCCTGGGCTCGGTGGCCTGCCGCGCGAGGATGGAGTAGTAGGGAAAGTTGTCCAGCATGGCTGTCCTTCTGTCGGTGGCGAATGGCCGGGCGCGTGTCAGCCGACGCGGGAGTACAGCAGATACGAGCTCGCGCGGAAGGTGGTGCCGGCGCCAGCGACGGCCGAGATGCAGCCGAACTGGACCGTCGCGACACCGGCCGCCCCGAAAGTCAGCATCCCGCTGTCGTAGGCGGACAAGAACTCTCCGGGGGTCGTGGTGTTGTCCTCGCTGCCGCCCGCGGTCATCGAGGTTGTCGGCGCCGGGCGTCGCATCACCACGGTCTTCGCGGTCGACGACGACTGGCCGTTGGTGTTGTCGCCGGTCTGCAGGCCCATGGTGAAGCGGGTCAGGGCGGCATCGCCTGGGATGCTCCACGCCCACTTGAAGTCGCTGCTGATGGACGCGCCGTAGGAGACGAGCAGGTTGTAGTAGTAGGTGGCCCCCACCTCCCCGGGCAGGACCAAGTTGGTGTTGGTCAGCGTCGTGTTGTTGACCATGGTCTGGTCCGCGCCTTGCGACACCGGGATCCACCGCAAAGCGTTGAGCCCTGCCGCGGTGATGCGCTGCCCGGCGAGCCATGAGGGGTACGGGGTGGACACGGGGCCTCCTACAGGGCTGCGATCGCGGGTTGGGCGAGGCGGAGGTCAGTTCCCGCGGCCTGCGCCTTGGTGACGCCGTTGACGGACCGTGTCACTGTCATGACCTGGGTCCAGCGGGCGGCGAAGTTGTCGAACCTCACCGTGTTGTTCGCGGTCTGCAGGCCGACCAGGGTCAGGAGCTGCCCGGTCTCCTCCCAGACCTGCAGCACCCGGGCGCCGTTGATGTAGCAGGTGATGAGCGCGCCCTGCGCGGTCACGCTGATCGTGTCGCCCTGCACTGGGGTGACGGCGCTGACAGCGGTTCGGATGACGGAGCCGCCCGAGATGACCTGCAGCTGCAGCGGCGAGCCGAAGCTGCAGCCGACCCTGACGCGGTCGTTGGCGCCGCTCATACGGAGCAGCAGGTACACCTCGCCCGTGGTCCACACCGCGGCGGTCACCCTCAGGTCCCTCAGGTCGGAGGCCGCTGCGATGCTGGTGATCGAGTTCGCGCTGTTCACCGCGTAGGCGCGATTGGTCTGGATGCCCCAGGTGTTGACGAGCGGCACCCACGCCTGCCCGGTGTCCGCGGAGCCCATGCTGGTCGTCGAGTTGGTGCGGTTGAACGCGTCGCTCAGGTTCGCGGGGCTGCTCACTGCGGTCGCGGTCATCACCTCCCCGCCCGCGGTCACGTTGAAGGGGAACTCGGCCGGATCGGTGGTCCACTCCGGGGCCCCGGAGGTCGTGATGATGCTGAGCGCGGTCGCGGACGACGTCACCGATGCGGTCAGCGCGCTGCCGTCGGTGTCGGCACGCCCGTACACCCCATCGCCCACGACGCCGACGTTCCACGGGCCCGCGGGCGCGCACACGTAGGTGATGTCCCAGGTGGTAGGAGTGATGACCTCGGTGTAGCCCTCGACGAGCAGGGAGATCGGGTCCGGCGGCAGGGACTCGGGCGGGTTGGAGATGGTGATGCGGTCCCGGAGGTCGACCGCGGTCGCCGGGTCGATCAGCGACGCGGCCGCGGCCTTGCCCAGATTGACGTGCACGCTCGGGTAGCGCGCCTCGTCCCAGGTGCCCAGCCACAGCCGCCACCCTGCCTGGTCGTCGCACTGGTCATCGGTGGCCAGGGACAGTGTCACCGAGTCGTCGTAGCGGCCCACCCCGTTCGGCGGAGCCTGCGTGGACAACGGCCCAGAGTCGAGGGTGACCCGTGCCGAACTGCCGCCGTCGCGCTGCACTGTGCGGTCGTTGCGCACGTTCCGGTCGTCATCGACCGGCTGGAACGGCGGGGCCAGCCCAGGAGCCCCGTAGACCAGGGCGAGCTTCGCGGCCTGGTTGTACTGGCTGATCCGATCCCGGTAGCGCAACGCGGCCCCATCGCGCGCCTCGTACAGCACGCCGCCGTCCGCGTCGGCCGCAGCCTGCAGCGACTCCACCAGCGTGTTCGGCCGCTGCGGGCCGAGCGGCACCTGCAGCGTGGTGTCGCCGTAGAGGCTCATCGGTAGGGACTCTTCGGTGCGGAGCCGGTCCATGCGGGCGCCGGCGGTCTCCCCGGTGAAGCCGTGGTCCGCTGAGTTGTAGATCGTTGTGCCTGGGGTGGAGAAGGCCGCGATGTGCCCGATGCGGACGCCGGCGATGTCCTGGTGCCAGGCGCCGGCCGTGACGTTCGTGATGCGCCCCACGGTGCCGGCGACGCTTCCGCCCCGCTGGCCTCCGGTCCCGCCGATGGGGATGAAAGCGATGGTCCAGGCGATGTTGCCGCCGGACTGGGTCGCGTACAGCTGCCAGCGTGTCCAGGCCCCGAACACGCCGAACCCGGCGAGGAGCGTGGTGTCGCTGATGATTTCGACACCGTCGTCGTTGTAGCCGTGCAGCTCTGCATTGGTGCCGACCAGCATGAGGCGCCACCAGCGGACAGTGCCGGAGGTGTACCAGTTCATAAGGGTGCGCACGGTCGCGGGCCCGGCGTCGCACTTGAAGACGAACTCGCCGTGCCACGCGGTGGAGGGCCCGGTGGGGGCGGGGACGGTTCCGTTGAGGGTGCCGCCGCCCTGGATCGTGGGCAGGGCCGCGGAACCCGCAAGGGAGTCGTCGGATGCCCAGTCCACCCCTGTGACCGGCATGGGCCGGACGCCCTTGACGGGGCTGTACGCGCGGGTGGCGTCTCGCTCCTCCTCCATCGGCCAGTAGGCGAGGAGGCCGGTCGCGGAGGGGATGCGGCGGCGCAGCGTGGACTGGAGCGGGGCGGCGCCCTGGTTGAGGCGACGCAGGATGCCCGAGGCCTGGATGGTGACGCGCTGGTCCCCGCCGGACGCGTGCCAGCGTGGCGGCCATTCGCTGACCTCGCCGACAAAGCGCACCCGCTTGTTGGTGAGCGCTGCGCTTCCTTCGACCAGCCAGGTGCGGCCGGCGCTGTCGGTGAAGCTGGTGGCGCCGATGGTCTGCGAGCCGAACTGGGGGTTCGCGACGACCGTGCCGCCGATGCCGTTGCGGACCTCGATCGCGTGGTACCGGCGGGCCGGGTTGCCGAACCCGATCTGGGTGATGTCGCCGACTTCGAGCGACGCGGTGCTGTTGAAGATGCTGGTCACGCCCGCTGCGGTCAGCGGGTCGCCGAGCTGCGTCCAAGGCCCGGCCATGGTGGGCGCGGTGTAGAACACGAGGGTCCAGCCGCCGGCCCCGTTGTTGACGTCGAGGGTGGCGCGGACGGCGCCGCGCTGCCCCGGCTGGAACGGAACTGGCTGGGTGGAGCCGAAGGGCAGCGTGAAGTCGCTGCCCGTAGTGGACCAGCCGAAGTGCAGCGACCCGTTGTTGTTGATCAGCATGCGCCAGGATCGCTGGCCGGTGTTCGCGTCGTACTTGCCCATGACGTCCCAGGCGCCGTTGTTCCATACGCCTGCCCAGCCCACAGGCGTGAGGTCGACGCGGACGTCGATGTCCCCGGTGATGTCGATGGGCGAGGTGTCGAGGACCTTGGCCCGGCCGCCACCGCCCTCGGGTACGTCGAGGAAGCTGCTGCCTGCGCGGACGCTGACCCTGAGCGGGGTATTGCGGCCGATCAGCCCGTAGTAGGGCGAGGTCGGCTTGCGGGGGCTGAACTTGCCACCGTCGTTCTTCAGGGTCAGCGTGCACGTGCCCGGGTCGATGCTGCCGCCCTCCGAGGAGCGCCCGCGGGTGATGGTGATGCCGTTCTCGGTGTAGACGTCGCCGGCCGCGGTGAGGTCCGTCCAGGTGGAGCCGACGAGCAGCTCCACCTGGGTCGCGTGCGCCATGAGCTATGCCCCCCTCTGGCCGACGACGAGTTGCACGTTGCCGCCGCGGGTCGTGACAGCGCTGCGCATGAGTTCCAGGACGAGGTTGGCCGCGGCCGAGCCGTCGCCGCGCAGCTGCACCACTGCGGGCCCACCAGCGCCCGCGGGCCCGGTGCTGAGGCCGCCGGTGGTCATGCCCGGCAGGCCCGTGGTGAGGCCGCCGAGCTGCCGGCGGATCCCAGGCACGCCGTCGAGGAGGCCCGCCTCGAAGCCCCGCATGACGAGCTGGCCGGAACCGCGCAGGATCTTCGCGTCCTTCTCTGCGGGGCCCTTCCAGTCCGGCAGCAGCGCGGTCAGCTGGGACAGGGTGCTGCGGACGTCGCCGAACCGGCTGAAGATGCCGTTGATCAGGCCCCCGACGAGACGGCTGCCCGCGTTCCACAAAGTGGAGCCGATGCTGCCCAGCACGCTCGACGCCTGCCCGGGCAGCCTGCGTACCGCACTCACCGCGTCGGAGATCTTGTCGCGGATGGCGCGCAGCATGGCCGCGCCCGCGTCCCGTGCCCGGCCGGCGATGGACGAGCCGAGGTTGGCGAGCGCGTTCCAGGCTTTGCCGGGCAGTCCGGCGAACCACCTGACGATGCCGTTGATCAGGTCGGGGATGATGCTGTGCCCGATGAGGATGTCGTAGAGCCACTGGAAGCCGCGGGCAATGTTCGTCGTCACCCAGGTGACCGCGTCGATGGCAGGTGACAGGGCCTTCCGCATCCCGCCGACGATCTTGATGATTCCGGCGAGCGCCGGAACGACAACCTTGGTGATCACCTCGGTCGCCAGCTTCAGGAACAGCACCGCCAGCTGCACAAGCGGCGGGATCAGCGGGAGCACCGCCGGCAGCAGCTCCTCAATGAGCTGCTGGCCCAGCAGCGTCAGCTGCGGGAGCAGCGGCGCGAGCGCGGTCAGGATGTCCCCGAAGGACTTCCCGATCTGCACCAGGAGCGGGGTCAGCTTGGGGATCTCCGGCAGCAGCAGGATGATCAGGTCGAGGAACTGCTGTGCGCCCTGCTCGACGAGCTCGGTGAGCACGTCCGTCAGACCGGTGATGACCGGCTGGAGGGCGCCGCTGCCGAGCAGGTCGGCGATCTCCTGCACCACCGGGGTCAGGCCGACGAACAGCTCCGTGATCGCCTCCAGCAGGGGGGACAGCAGAGGCAGCAGGTCGGCCACCAGGTTGCCGATGACCGGGAGCAGCGGCGAGACGGCGATGACCAGCGCGCCGATCGCCTTCGCCGCCTGGACGAGGATCGGGGACAGCGCAGCAATGATCGGCTTGAGGGCGTTGCCCAGCGCCTCGATCAGCACCTTCGCCGGGGGGCCCAGAGCGACCAGAACCGGGGCGATCGCGCCCAGGGCCTGGCCGAGCAGCGGGGCCGCGGTCTTGGCCAGGGTCGCCATCGTGGAGAACAGGGCGCGCAGGCCCTCCTGCACGGGCTTGGAGGCGAACGCCTTGGACAGCGCCCCGGTGATCTCCTTCAGGGTGTTGATGAAGCCGCCGCCGGACGCGTCCGCCGCCTTGAAGACAGACATGACGATCTTGCCGACGTTGGCGAACACCTCGAGGAGGTCGCCGACCAGGTCGATCGCGGTCTCGATCGCGTCCTGCATCGCGCCCGACTCGAACGCCTTGTTGAGGCGCAGGGACAAGCCGCCGATAGCGGAGCCGGCCGCGCTGGTCAGCCGCTCGAAGCTCGGTGCCGCGGCCGCACCGATCTGCACCAGGCCTTGCACCACGACCCCCGGCAGGCCGGCCATGTTCTTCAGGCCCCGGGTCGCCCCGTTGAGCGCCTTTCCGAGGGCGCCCGACTCGCCGAGCTTGGTAGCGGCACTGAGGACGCTCCTGCCCATAATGTTGAGCGTGCCGGCGGAGTCCACGAGGGCCGTGCGGAGCTGCGGGAGCGCGGCCTTCGCGGTCGTCTTGATCTGCTGGTCCAGGTCCTGGAACAGCCGGTCCTGGACGGACTTGCGGATCTCGTCAAGCTGCGGCTTGAGGCCCTTCAGCGCGAGGACGAAACTGCGCGCGTTGGGGCTGAGCTTCTTCAGCGCCTCCTCAAACTGCTTGGCCTTCTCCGGGTCGAACGCGGCACTGACCGCGTCGTCCACGCCGCTGAGGCCGATCTTCAGCGCCACGTTCGCGGCGATCACGCCGAGGATGCCCGTGGCCGCGAGCCCGGCCGCCGGGGCGATCTGCACCAGCGTTGCGGCGAGCCCGGCCGCCGCCGGCACAGCAGCACCCAACTTGGCGCCGATCAGCGCGGCCTGGGACGCGACCGAGCCGAGGCTGCTGCCCAGCTTCCCGAGCATCCCGCCGAGGCCGCCGAGCAGGCTGAACTTCTTGCCCGCACGGCGCCCGGACTCGCCCGCGTCATCGGTGTGGCGGGCCACGTCGTCGAGGCTGCGGGACAGCTCCACGAAGCGTCCCCGCATGTCGCGGATCCGCCCGTCGGTGTCCCGCTGCAAGCCGTGCATGGCCAGCTCAGCGTTGGCGATGCCACGCCGTGCCGGGTCCGCATCCAGGTCGAACGTGGCGAGCAGCTCGCCGACCGTCATCGCCATGGCATGGCCCCCTTGCTCAGCCGCGCAGGGCTGCCTGGATGCGGTCCGGGTCGTCTACGACGGCGAGTTCGGCCCCGGCCACGTGCCGGAACATGGCCTCGGGGCTGAGCCCATCCAGCAGCGCCTCGAACCGGCGGCGCGTCAGGCGCGCGATGTCCTGCGGGCCGAGCCGGTACTCGCGCTGGAAGTCGGCTTCGACCGCCCACCAGTGGCGGCGGATTGCGACCTCCGCGCGGCTCGGTTCGCGGGCACGGGCGGGTCGTCTTTTCCCTGCTCCACGGAGGCGACCGCCTCATGGGCCTCGCGGAAGGTGACCGGCTTCCCGGACGCGTGGGACATGCCCCAGGCCAGGACGACCTGGAACTCCATCACGGTCATGCCCGCGTCGAGCCACCGCTGGAAAACGCCGGCGCCGAACAGCGTGGCGACCAGCTCGTGCAGGTCCTCCTCGCGGTCGGAGTCCTCCAGTTCGCGGGCCCGCTGCGCGAGGTTGAGCGGCATGTCGCGCGGAACGGGGACCCTGACGCCGCGGATGACCTCGGTGGGGCCGGTGTCCCGGTTGACCTCGGCCCAGAAGTCGTCCCAGCTCTCTTCGCTGCCACTGGCAGCCTTCCGCTGGGTCACGGCTTCGGCAGGGTGCTGGACGGGCCGGACCGGGTGAAGGTCACGGACCAGGAGACCTTGTCGTTGTTGCCGCCGCCCTGGTCGCCGAGCTCGGCGGTGCAGGCCCACACCTCCCAGGTGGTGTCACCCGGGGCGGCGAAGCGGATCCGTCCGAGGGAGGCGTTGCCGACCGCGTCGGCCAGGGCCTCCACCAGGGCCTGGCCCGGGTCGAGGGCGCCGGTCGCCGCGTCCTTCAGCCTGCGGCCCTCGAGCTGGAGGGTCTTGCCGCGCTCCATGACCTGCTGCTCCGTGGCACCACCGGAGCTGAAGTCGGTCATCGCCGTGGTCTCACTGCTGCGACCCACGGTGAACGTCTCGATGCCGTCGCCGCCGGGGCCGATGGCGACATACGTGCCGGGCGACGCCGGGTTCTCGATCTGGAAGGAACAGTCCCTCGCGTTGTACTTCTCCGCTGCCATGGGGTCCTCCGGGCATGGCTGATGGCCCGGCCGCGGGCGCGGGCGGGCTGAAGGGTGGGTGGGGTGCTATCCGCGGTGCGCTGTGGGCTGGCGGATCTCGCAGCGCACGTTCGCGACGTGCTCGTGCCGGCCTGCCTCGTCGCGGCCCAGGGCCTGCGGTGAGGCCTGCATGGCGACGCACAGGATCAGGCGGGTGCCGTCGGGCAGGGTGACCGGTCCGAGGCCGTGGAGCTCGGACCGGATGGCCTCGCAGCGCTGGCGGGACACGCGCGGGTCCGCGGTCCCACGCACGCGTACCTGCACGCGAGGCTCGTCGTAGGGGTTGCGGCTGTCGGATTCGGGGCCGCCGTAGCCGGTGAGGGCCACGCACGCGTCGGGTGCCGAGGGCATGTGGTCGAAGAACAGGTCTCCGCCGACGTCGTCCGGCCGGTAGTCGACCAGGGCCTTGGAGGCGAGGTGGAGGGCCAGGCCCTCGAGGAGGTCAGCCACGGCGCAGGCCTCCGAGGAGGCCGCCGCGGCGGATCTCGGCGGCGATGATGGCCAGCACCACGGGTGCCTCCCTGTTCATGGGGATCTCCAGGTACTTGGCCATGCGCCCGGGCAGGTGCCGGAAATCGAGGCGCTCGTGCTGAACGACGGCGTAGACCGTGTCGAAGACGATCGCGCCGCCGATGCTGCCCTCGTTCATCACGACCGTGCCCGACCGCTCGAGGGTGCCATCCTCCAAGGGCACGATCTTGCGTGCCTCGCCGAGGACATGCTCCAGGCCCTTGCGCGTGCCCGTGCGGGCATTGCGCTGGGTGCGAGCAAGCCAGGCCCGCCCCTCCCACCTGAACCTGCTGGTCTGCGCCACAGGGGCCTCCTCACACGAGCTGGAGCTCCAGGTGATCAGGTGTGGGCAGGCCCCCGCCATCGCGCCGCAGGGCGGCGATGACGCGCGTTTCACGGCCGTCCGGCAGGGTCACCTTGGACAACGCCGGGGCGACCGTGCTGAGGCGGCACCGGAAAGTGCTGGACGACACCACCACCTCGCCCGCCGGGTCCCGGACCTCCTGGGTCTTTTGATCCAGGAAGCCCCGCACGGTCACCGCGGGGCCCCACTTCGGCCCGTTCGCCGACTGACCGAGGTACGGAGCGATGACGACGCGGTGCCGGAGCAGCCATCCCGGGATGCTCACCACGTCGTCACCTGCCCGAGCCGGAACACGTCCGGGGTGAGGTCCGGCGACTGGAGCGCATCGACGGCCTCGGGGGCCAGCTGGCGGGCCGGGGACGCCTCCGGGGAGACGTCCGTCACCGACCTCGACAGCTGCACGGAGCCGATGCCGACCGAGCCCCATCCGGCGCCGGCCGCGCCGGTGGAGTCCCCCAGTTCGTCCCACCAGCGGACCTGCGCCACCACTGCGTCGCGGAAGGCATCCGCCACGACCTGCACCGTGGGGTAGCCGTCGGAGTCGACGTTGTACCAGCAGTACCGCAGGACCCGGCTCTCCAGCATCCGGCTGGCGCGGTTGATGAGGTCCTCGGCGTCGTCCGGCGCGGTCGCGCCGAGGTCGGCCGGTGTCGCATAGGTCCTGGCCACCGGCCGCCTCCTTACGCCGAGGCGCCGACGACGATGATGTCGTACGACACCGAGGTGCCGGCGCCGGAGTTGGCGACCTTCAGCAGGTCGGCGGTGCCGGCCGTGACCGCGTACGCCACGGCGTCCGGGGCGAACACGGCCAGCAGGCCTCCGGGCCGGACGATGACCGTGCCCGTGGCGCCGAGCAGCGTCGACCAGGCGTTGGACGCTGCCGCCCCGACCACGACGTTGTTGCTGTTCCCGGCGGCCGCGCGGACGATCAGCCCCTTCACGCGGGCGAACGTCAGCGTGGCGCCGAACGCGTCGACCAGGACGCCGGCCAAGTCGAGGTCCTCGGTGGCCGAGGCCGCGAGGGTCCTCGTGTCGCTGAACAGCCTGTCGGCCTGGTTGGCTCCGGTGCCCGACCCGAGGGCGATGGCCGAGGCGAAATCCAGCGGGGCCTGGCCGACCACCAGGTCGAGCGGGTTCGTCTGCAGCGCGGACGCGCTGACCTTGAAGGCGGTGTTGACCAGTGGCATCAGGAGCCACCTCCGTCGTGGAAGCGGGCGGCCAGCTCGTCACGCGTGGCCGCGTTCGCCTCCTCCTCGGTCATCCCGTGCGCGAGCGCGTAGGTAACCCAGTCGGCCTTGGATGCGGAGCGAGCCGGGAGCTTGTCGCCCTCCGGCACCTCCGGGTCGGACGCCGGCGGCTTCGGCTTAGGGGCGTCGGCGCGGTACCAGCCGCCCTCGCCCTTGGCCACGAGTTCCTCGAGGGCCTGCTCCTCGGGGCTGCCGGGTTCCGGCTGGACGCGCTCGGCGACGTGGTCGCCCGTGCCTCGCTGGTAGACCGCCACTCAGATCACCAGCCCGGTCATGACCGCGTGGGCGCGCTCCGAGCCGTACTTGAGGCCGATCTCGCCGTACAGCTGGCGGTCGGTGCTGGCGCCGGTCTTGGCGAGCTCCTCCTCGAAGAAGACGCCCTTGCCGGGGACCTCCAGGAAGACCGGCATGAGCTGCTCCAGCGACACGGCGCAGATGGTGTCCTGCGGCATGTGCCTGTCCAGCATCAGGTTGAGCACGCCGAAGTCCGTGGTCACCGTGGTGACGTTGACGCCGCCGACGTTGCGCGAGGTCTCCTGGTACTGGCCGTACGCCGAGGCGTAGGCCTTGGTGATGGCGCGCTTCTGGATCGAGTTGACCAGCAGCGTGCCGGTGGCCTGCTCGGTGAAGCCGCCGTTGTCGTAGGCGAGCTGGATCAGGTCGCTCACGTGGTCGGTGGTCAGCGCGGTCGCCCACGGCTTGGTGAAGGCCAGGCCGGTCGCGGTGCCCAGGGTGATGGCGGAGCCGCCGTTGGTGGTGGACACCTTGAAGGTGTTCGCGTCGATCTGGTCGACGTAGTAGACGCGGCCGGCGACCAGCGGGGTGACGTCGGTCGCGGTGAACACGATCTTGTTGCCGTCGACCAGGCCGTGCCCGGTCGAGGTGATCGTGTCGGTGGCCGAGGTCGCGCCGGTGACCGCGGTGCCCTTGGCGATGCGGTTCGTGGTGATCGCGGCGAGCAGGCCGCGGGTCTTCCGCGCGGTCGCGTTGGTCGTCGGGTTGGCGTAGGCCCCGTTGATGAAGCTCCAGTTGACGTCCAGCGCGATGGACTTGAGCTCCTGGAGGGTCTGCCAGTCCAGCTCGCTGTTGACCGGGTTGTCGCCCGGGACACCACGGAACGGGGCGGACGTCGGGGTGGCGAGCTGGCCGGTCGCGGCCTGCTTGGTGTAGCTGACGCTCACCTTCGACTGGTGGATCTGCGCCACGTTCCGCACGTTCGCCCGGACGCGCTCCTGCGCGGTCGGCGCCGTGGCGCCTTCCAGCTGGACGTTCTGGCCCGGGTCGCGCAGGTCGTAGGTCTGCCACTCGAACTCGACGGCGGTGGTCTGGCCTCCGCCGGTCAGGCCGCCGATGGCCGACAGCAGCGGGGTGTCGTCCGGGGTGATCGCGAAGAGTTCCCCGGTGTAGTTGGGCAGGTTGAAGGTGGTGCCCAGTCCGGTGATGCCGGCCATGAGTCACGCTCCTTACGTGGTCTGCGCGGCCTTGAGCCGCTTGAGTCGGATGATGGTCGGGAAGTCCCGCTTCTCGGTGGCTTCCGCGATCTGCTTGTCAATGGAGTCGGCCTGGTCACCGGAGCTGCCGCCGAAGTCCCCGCCGGAGCGTCCGGCGCCCTTCGGAGCGAGCTTGGCCAGCTGCTCGACGGCGGCCGTGATGGCTGCGGCGTCGGGCTTCCCGTCCTGGCCGACGAAGCGGCCCATGTCGATCAGGGCTGCGGCCTCGCCGAGGTCGACGCCGGCCTTGGCGGCCGCGGCCTCGAAGCGCGCGCTGGCGAGCTCCTTGCCGTACTCGGTGGCGGCGGCCGTGCGGCCCTCCGTCCGAGCGGCCTCGACGGCTTTCTCCTGGTCGCTCATCTGCGACGCCTTGAGCGCGGCGAGCTCCTCGGCCGCGCCCTTGTTCTCCTTGGCGCGGGTCTCCCACTGGCGGGCCATGGCCTTCCAGTCGGTGGTGTCGCCACCGCCGCCGGCGCCTGCTGCTCCGCCCTGGTTGCCCTGCTGCTGGCCTCCGCCGGTCGCGCCGCCGGTGCCGCCCTGGCTACCGTCACCGCCGTTCCCGCCGGATCCGGAGCCGCCGTCGCCCTCGTCGCTGCCACCCGCGATGGCGTAGATCGGCGAGCCGTTGCGGCGATAGCCGAGCACGTCCAGGGCCGAGTGCGTGGCGAGGGGATGCTTGAAAGGGACATGCATGGTGTTCTCCCGTTTCGGGTGTGGCCGTGCCCGTGCGGGCGTGGCCGAGGGGTCAGCGCGCCGAACCGATTTGCTCGCGCTGGGGTTTGCGTCGCAGGACGTCGTGCGCGGCCAGATGGGCGCGCATCTCGGCCTGCCACGCTCGGACCTTCGCTCTGGCGCGGCGCCGTGCGGCGTCGTCCATCGCGGCGGCCTCGACGCGCTTCCAGCGGCGGATGTGCCGCTCGATCGCGCGTTGGCGTTGGGTGTCCTCGTACGTCGTGCCGGGGGTCGGGGGCGCCTGCGGGCGCGTGGTGCCCCCGGGTAGGTACAGGGACAGGGAGTGCCGGCAGTTCGGGTGGAACAGGCCTGCGGCCCGGGCTTCGGGCAGCGACCCGGCAACGTGCACCGCCACGGTGGGCGCGGCGCCCGGGCGGCGCAGGAAGCCGCGACGCGGCTGCTCCGGTGGGGCAACGTGCGGCAGGCGCAGCGTGTGCGGCCCGGACGCCCCGTTGATGGCGAGGATCTCGCCCTCCCACGGGCGGCACTTCTCGCACTCCAGCGGGGCGTCGGAGACGATGACCAGCTGCTGCCCGATCTCCACGAGGGAGTCGACGTGGCCCTCCACCGCGGCCCTGGCGGTCACGGAGCGGACGGCCATCTCGGCGTAGCTCGCCATGTCCCAGTTCCGACCGGCCCAGTCCACGAAGCCGGTGATCCCGCGGCTGGCGAACTGGTCCAAGGCGCGCTGGGAGGCCTGGCGGCGGGTGAGGCCGCCGAGGAGGACGTTGCCGGACGCCCGGGCCACCACGTTCCTGTACACGTCCGTGACCGCGCGCGTGATGCGTTGGTACAGCGGCCGGGAGTCCTCGGCCCACGACGCCGCGAGACGGTCCACGGACGGGGCGTTGGGGAGGACGCGGCGGGCCTGCAGTTCGCGCCCGATGTCCAGGGCCCCCAGTTCGGCGACGGCCGCCTGCCGGCCGCGGTTGTACGCCTCCACCAGTTGCTTGCGCACCACTCCGTCGGCGTCCTGCTGGAGCGCCTCGGCGATGGTCTCGACGGCCTGCCGCAGGTCCCCGATGCTGCGGAGCTTGATCTCCGCCCACAGGGGCGACTCGATGTCCGCCTCCAGCGCGGCCGCCAGACGCTCCAGGAGAGCAGCCTCGGCGTCCGCGTACAGCTCATGCACCCTGGCTGCGAGGTCCTCCGCCAGTGCTGGGGAAACCGGCATGCCCGTCCCCCTCCGCTCCGGTCATGGCCGGGTCGGAGACGGCGCGCCCGGTCTCGCCGAGAATCGCGTCGACCTCCTTCTTCACCCGGGCGTCGTCCCAGTCCGGGTTCACCATCCGTACAAGCGTGTCCCTCGAGGCGGCCTCGGCCCGGTTGAGCATCTCGGCCGTGGTGGCGAGCTCCAGCTGGCTGTCGCTGATGGAGTCCTGGAACTCCACTGTGGGCGGCTCCAGGTCGAGGCCCGTGGCGCCGAACAGGGCCGTCTCAACCGCGAGCTGCGCGGCGATGACGTCCGCGATCCCGGGCCCCCAGTACAGGGCCTTGCGGGCGCGGGTGGTCATGGAGCGGCGCTCGCGCGCGCGGATCTCCGTCGCGGTGATCGCGGCCCCGTCGCCCGTCTCACCGAAGGTGGAGGCCGAGTAGCCGGCCTGACGTACGGCCTGCTCGATCAGCTCGCGGCAGGTGTCGCGGTGCTCGGCCACGCGGATCTCGAACTGGATGGCCTCGATCGTCGCGGCGTCGCCGGACCGGGGCAGCAGCTCCAGGCCGGTGTAGATCCTCCGGTCCTCGGCGAAGTTGGCGCCCTGGCCGATGCCGTTGGACTGCAGGTAGGCGGAGGGGACGACGATGCGGCCCTTGCCGTTCTGCACGTCCCGCATCCAGCTGGAGTACGTCTCGTCGAGGGCGTCCATGATGCCCTCGATGCCCTGGAAGTCGCTCTGCCCCCAGTAGGTGGCGGAGGGGATGTGGCGCCAGGCGCGCGCGGGCCTGATGTTGGGCACGTAGGCCGCGGTGAGGTGCCTGGGGGCACCCGTGGTGACGACCTCGGTCAGGTCCTTGGTGCGCGGGTGTGCGGCCAAGGGCTGCTTCTTGCCGATGTCCCGGAGGCTGCCCCGGTAGAGGGCGTGCACGATGCTGCCGCGCTCGTGGAGCTCCAGGTGCCGCCACACCGTGCGGTCGTCCTCGGACGGCAGGGCGGACCAGAAGATGACCGACCGGAGCTTGCCGTACGCGAAGTCGGGCACGGCGGAGTCGCCGGCGATCTGGTTGATCCATGGCCGGTCGGCCACCTGGTCGTCCCAGACGACGCGCAGGTAGGAGCCGCCGAGTGCGGCGCAGACCTCGCCGGCCTCGAGGAGGGTGGGGTGGAGGCCTCCGTCCACGATGGCGTCCAGGCGTTCCTGCGTGGTCGTGTTCTCGCTGAGCAGCTTGGGGGGCTCGGAGAACAGCAGGTCCGAGCTGGTGCGGGCGATGTCGCCAGCCAGCGGAACGTGGAGTTTCTCGCGCTTCTGGCCGGCCTCGGTGGGGTTGCCCCAGAACCACCTGGCCACGGCGCCGATGACGCCGCCGCGTAGCTGACTGGGCCTGTTCTCGGGGGCCTGGCGGTACCCGCGGTCGATGTAGCGCTGCTCGAGGCGGTCGGGGTCGGCGGAGTACCAGGCATCCCAGTCAGCGAGGGCGGTCTGGACGCACGGGTCGGTGGGCGGCCATGGCGTGCCGTCAGCAGGCAGCGGCATCGTCGGGCACCTCCTCGTCGTCCAGGGCATGGTCGGCGCGTTCGAAGCTGTCCGCGGCCGCGCGCAGCAACTGGGCAACGTCGGCGCCGGACAGTGTCATGGCGCCCTCGCCGCTGGCGGGGATCTCGATCCGGCCGATCTCCACCTCGGGGAGGCCGTCGCCGACGCGCATGAAGACGGGCATGGACAGAGCAGCTGCCATTACGCGGCCACCTCCAGGTGCAGGGGGACGTGCGGCCGCCACAGGGCCTCCGTCGTACGGACCGCGTAACGCAGGGCGTCACACGAGTGGTCGTCGATCTTCACCGGGGCGTCCTCGCCCTTCTCCGCCTTGTCGTCGTCCCACACATAGCCCGGCAGTTCGTCGATCAGGCCGGTGCAGGAGCGGTGGATGCGGAGGCGGCCGGCGGCGAACAACGAGCCGACCGTGCCGATCCCGTCCTTCACCGCGTTGTCCGCGCCCGCAGGCGTGAGGCCGTCGCGGTGCAGCTGCTCGATGAAGGACGCCGCGCTGGGGTCGACGACGACCCACTCCGGGCGGACCTTCAAGCCAGCGAGCCAGGCCCGGACCGCGGCCGAGTACTCGACGTCGGTCATCTGCCGGTGCGCGGTGCGGGAGTCGTGCCGCCACTCGGCGGCCACGTACAGGCAGCCGTCCGCGCCAAGGCCGAGGAGGACGGCGGAGAAGGCGTTGACGGTGCCGTAGTCGATTCCCACGGCCAGCCAGCGGTCGATCCTGGGCAGAATGTCGACGACGTGCCGGTCTTCGTCGAAGGCCTCGTAGATGGCGCCTTCGGCCATGACCCACAGGCCCAAAATGTTCCGTTTGTAGAACAGGCCAGTGTGGGAGGCGCGTTGCCGCGCCTTGTATTCCTCGGACAGGCCCGGATTGTCTTCCATCACGAAGTGCCAGGACCGGAGACGGTTCTCCTTGGGCCGCTGGAGGTACTCCTTGCGCAGCCAGTGACGCGGGTTGTCGGGGTTCGTGGTGCCGAAAATCTTGGAGCCGTCGACCGAGCAACGGGCGGTGAGCTGGTCGACGAACGTCTTCGGCAGCGTCGTCAGCTCATCCCCGTACGCTCCCGCGCAGGTCAAGCCCCTGACCTTGGGTTCAGCCTGCGAGTCGTTCGCGCCGAGGGCGTGCACGGTCTCGCCGAGCACGTTCGCCGTGGGCGCGCCCGGGGTGTAGTGGATGTCCTGGGCGACCGAGCCGAAGATCGTGGGGTCGGTCAGCGGGCCGAAGACGTTGCGCGCGAGCGAGTCCCTGGTGCGGCCGACCATGACCAGTTCGCCGCCCACGGGCCGGTTGGCCACGAAGTCCAGCCACCTCAGCAGGCTGGCGATGGTCTTGCCGCTCCGGACGCTGCCCTCCCAGACGTTGAAGAAGGCCTGCGCTTCGACGATCGAGTCGATCTGCTTGGGCGAGAGGGCGAGGTCACTCCGCATCGTCAGCCTCCGCTGGAGGCCCCCCGTGCCGTTCGACGTAGTCGCGGGTGAGGCCGGCCATCAGGTCGCCGAGCATGGAACGGGTCTGCGCGGCCGGGTCGTCCTTCGGGGGCTCCAGCTTGAGGGAGCGGTCGAGGGCGGTGGCGACGGTGGCCATCAGGGCGCGCTTGTCGGCCGGGGTGGGCTCGGGCGCGGTGTAGGTGTCGAAATCGTGGTCTTTGCCGCCCCAGTCGAAGTACTCGTGCGGCTGGGTCATCTTGGCGGCTTCGCGCTCGGCGATGTCCTGGAGCGTGATGGCGAAGGCTGCGCGGCGAGAGGCCAGGTCGGCTTTGCGGACCTCGGTGGCGACCTGGGTCATGGCGGCTCGCCTGAACGTGAGGCCGAGCTCCTTGGCGATGGTGGAGACGGTGCGGGTGCCGCGGCCGATCTCGGCGGCGATCTCGTTGCGGCCTTTGCCTTCGGCGTGGAGGCGGGCGACGGCATCGCGGTCAGCCTGGGTGACGGGGCGGTTGCCCACGGCTCGTCACCTCCCCCGGGGAACGCGAAAGGCCCCCGACAGGGAAGCGGGGGCCTTTCGTGATGCGTGTCTGGTCCGGGCACGCCGGACGTGGGGCCAGTGTGCGGCATGATCGGCCAGGTGCGCAACTGGCCTTTGGTGCCTACTGCGGCGGCGGCTGCCAGTTCTGCCCCGGGCTGTAGGGCGGGCGCTACCCTGCGGGCAACGGAGAGGACATGTCATGACTCGGCAGACGCCCGGGCGGCATCAACCGGACGATGAGTACACGCCCGACAAGCAGTGCCCCAACAAGCAGCCACACATGGACCATTACTGGCGAACCGGGTCCGGAGAGACAACGAACGTCGTGGACTACGACGACTCGGTGTACTGCTACGGCGTGAAGGCGGACCAATCATGAAGAAGACGTTCTAGGTGCAGAAGCTCACTGCTGCGGGGGCTGCTGCCAGTTCTGCTGCTGCGGGGGCGGGTAGCCGTAGCCGGGCGGCGGGGTCTGCCCGGGCGGCGGCCCGTACACGCCCTGGGGCGGGTACGCGGTCGGCGGCACCTGCTGGCCGGGCGGCCCGTAGGCGGTGGTGGTCTGCTTGCGGCCCATGATGGCGGCGATGGGCCAGCCGGTGATGGCCCAGATCCCGCACGTGGCGATGGTCAGGAAGATGTGCAGGCCGTGGTTGGCGCCGCGCTTGACGACGACGCGCTGCGGCTGCGGCTGCGGCTGCTGGTACATGGTGTGCCCCCGGGTGGTGCGTGTGGATCGGACCAGCGTGCATCCACCATGGAGATCCTGTGTGCGTCGTGACCATTTCGTGACGCAGCGAGGCCCCCGCCGATCGTAAGTCGGCAGGGGCCTCGCGTTGTGTGCCTGCCACATCAGGCACATGCGTCTGCTGCACGGGGGCGTCAGCAGACTTGCTCTTCGAGTGTGGCACCGGGGACCGACAGTCAGCGGCGGGGGGCTTCGCCCTCAGGGGTGAAGCGCGGCAGTGACGCCTGGATCCCGGGGCGCAGCACGGGCATAGCCTGGCTGAGCATCTCGCCGGCGCGGGTCATGTCGACGACGACAGCGGCTCGCAGGCTCTGGCCGAACTCGGCCATCCGCGCCTGGAACTGCTCGCGCCAGGCTTCCAGCTCGGACGACGGCTGCAACGGGCCGAGGCCGGTGAGGAACGGCGCGATCGTCGTCGTGGGTACGGGGCGCGGGTGCCGCTGCACCTGGCGCAGCGCCCGGTCGGCGTTGGGGTACTGGCGGTAGCTCATGGGTTCAGTGTCCTCCGAACAGTGACAGGCGGAAGGAGATCGCGGCCAGGACGTCAGTGCGGGCCCTTGACGACCTCGTACCGGCGCGCCTCACCCGGACGCCGGATGATCGTCAACCCCTCTCCGACCACCTCCCGCTCCACGTTGTTGCCGTTGTTGTTGCCCGGCTGACCTGCGGCAACAACGCTCTCGGAGGGACCCTCCCGGTCGGGGGGAGCAGCGGGCGGAACGTCGTCCCGGTGGACGCCCTCACGGACACCCCCACCGGGCACCCTCACGCCGGCCCTCACGCGGATGCCCACGCGGGTGAGGAGGGCGCGCGCGTCGCGGGTCTCCCAACGGCGCCCGCCGCAGGCCTTGGTGAGGGCCCGGGCGAGGGTCAGGGTGTGGACTCCGCCCTCGGCGCCCAGCAACTGCCGAAGGTGTTCGGCTGTCTCGTCGCGCGTGAGCTCTGGGAGCGGCTCCGGCTCGGGTGCCGCATCGTCCGTCGCCTCGTCGGCCTCGTCGTCGTCCTCCTGGTCGTCGCTCTCGGCGTCCCCATCGTCCTCGGCCGCGGTGTCGCGCGACGGTGCGACGAGACCGAGTGCGACAGCCGCGACGACCCATGCGACACCGAGACAGCCGACGATGAGCCACGTGTGCGACAGGCCCTTGATGAACAGGGCGGCCAGCACCACTCCCCCGAGCCGGGTGAGCCAGCCATGCGACACCCAGTCCCAGAAGACACCAGCGAGACGGCCGGAACCCTTCGCGACGGCGATCCAGATGCGCATAGTCAGCTCCCCAGCATCATCAGGACGCCGGCAGCCATCTCCGTGGGCGCGGCCCAGATCGTGCCGTCCCCCGCGGTCGGCCAGACGCAGGCGGCGATGATGCCGAGGATCGCCCCGTACGCGGGGGTGAGCTTCGCCATCAGGATCAGGATGAGCAGGATCAGGCAGACGGCGCCGACGCCGACGTTGCCGAAGATGCCGTCTCCCCCGGTGCCGACCCCGAGCCCGGTAAGGCCCTGCGCGGTGAACTGCTGCGGCTTGGCGAACAGGTTGCCGGCGGCGATGAACGCGGTCCCGGCCAGGTAGCCGACGATGACGGCGGGGTTCTCCTTGAGCTTGACGCGGCCCCTGCCGCGGACGCCGAGGACGAGGGCGAAGGTGGTGGCGAGGGCGATGCCGCCGGCGCCGAGGGCTCCGAAGGCTGCGCCGTTGGCGGACGCGGCAGCGAGGGTGTGCACGGTGGTCAGGCCTTTCCGGTGGTGTGGAGGGCGAGTGCGAGGGCGGCGGAGGCGACGGGGACGCGGGCGACCCAGACGGCGATGGGGCGCAGGGCGTCGTTGAGGCGGAGGCCGCGGACGTAGACGGCGGGGATGCCGGTGACGAGGACCAGGCCGACGCCGAAGGCGAGCCCTCCGCGCAGGCCGGAGCCGTCGATGGCCGCGGCCATGGCCTGCTCGAGGCCGAGCGTCCATCCGGTGAAGGCGGCGCCGCCGTTGTAGACCAGCCACATGGGGTGGACGCGGCGCCGGCTGCGCGCCCGGGCGGGCGGGGTCTTGGGCTGCGCGATGGTGATGTGGATGCCGCCCTGGTCGATGGTGACCGGCTGCTGTTCGGGCTGCTCGGGGTCACTCTCCCGGCGCTTGAGTCGGTACCAGGGCTCGGCCGCGGGCTGGTCGTCCGGCTCCTGGCCTTCGTCGGCGTACAGCCGATCCCACCAGTCGGTGTTGCGGTCGGTCGTCACGGTGATGCGCTCCTCAGGGGTAGAAGCCGGTTTCGGTGTCGCGCTGGCGTGCGCGGGATCGTTCGCTGCGCACGTGCGCAGCACTGGCCGCGACACCGTGGCGCTGGAGCGCGTCAGCCAGATCGGCGTGCGATGCGGTGGGGACGAGGTCGTGCAGGTGGCGGATCGCGGCGGCCTTGCTCATCCCGGCGAGTGCTGCGGCGAGGGCGTCTGACCTGGGCGCATCACCGAGCGGGGGGCCGATGCGCGGCAGGTGGACGGGGCCGGGCAGTATGCCCAATCCCCCATCGCAGATGACCAGCTCGTCGGGCTCGGGTTCGGGCGCTACTGCGGGCAGTTCGGGGGTCGCATCGGTCGGCGTTCCGGTGATGCCGGGCTGCGCATCACCGGCGATGCGGGGCGCCTCGGCCAGTGATGCGACGGCCGCCGGCACCAGTTGCTGCGGGGTGTCGATGGGGACGCCGTAGCGGGCGAGGCGGAGCGGGATGATGCGCTCCACGGGCGCACGCCACCGCCAGCGGCGGCCGTACAGCGCGCGTAGGCGGAGCCGGTAGACGAGGCGGGCCTGCTCGGCCGACAGGGCGTCGTCGTAGCTGCGGAGCTCCCACAGCTTCATGCGCCGCCACAGGCGGAAGGTCGGCAGCGGGGCCAGGAACCAGCGCGCGAGGCGCACCGACTCCATGTGCTTGTCGGCGGTGATGTCGGCGATGCGACCGATGGCGTGCCGCGCGGCCTCGACGGAGACCACGAAGAGGATCGGGATGATCGCGTGCATGCCGACGCCGAGCAAGTTCGGCCAGGCCGCCGCGCCGTTGAAGGCGATCGTGGCGGCGGTGAGCAGCCACGCCGTGTGCCGGAGCAGGGGGAACGGGATGCGCAGCCAGGTCAGCAGCAGATCCAGCGCCAGGAGCACGACGATGCCGGCGTCAATGCCGATGGGGAAGACGCTGGCGAACCAGCCGAAGCCCTTGGCGAGCGCCAGCTGGCGGACAGCGGCGTAGGAGCCGGCGAAGCCGATCCCGGCGATCGCGACGGCGCCGCCGACGACCACGCCGGTCAGGATGCGCTGTACGCGGGTCAGCGGGGGGCGTCCGGTCACGGCTGTTCCTTCCGTGGGTAGGGGCCGCGCCCCCGGGCCGTGGGGGACGGAAACCCGGGGGCGCGGCTGTCGGTGGGGTTCAGCGCTGGCGGTCGGCCCAGGCCCAGCCGTCGCGGTCGGCGCGGGTGGCGCCGCTGCGGCGGTGGGTGTGCCGCCGGCGGTCGGAGCGCTCCTGCTCCTTGCGCTGCTTGCGCTCGGTGGCCGACTCGCGGCCCTGGTACTGCTTCGCCAACTCGCGGTCGTTGCCTCCGCGCAGCCAGGCGAGCATCAGCGGGCCGCCTGCTGCTTGTTGAAGTCGGCGCGGACGTGCGCGTTGGCCTCGTAGTCGGCGGCGCAGGCCTGCACGGTGGCCGGCTCGGCGAGGACCACGTTGGGGCGCGGCAGGGTGGGGATGCCGGGCACGTCGTCGCGGTGCGCGCTGCTGTTGGGTTCGGGGGTGCTGTCGGTACGCTGCATGCGGATCTCCGGTCGCTTCACAGGGTGTGCTGGGGTCTGGGGCTGTCCCGGCCACATGGAGCTGCGAACTCCGGCCGGGACAGCCTGTGTTGTTGTGCAGGGTCCACGTTAGGGAACCTGCTTTACAGTGTCAACGAGGTTGGGCAGAATGGGACCTATGCCGGAGCCGGACCAGCCGGAACGCGAGGAAGGGGCGCGGGAGCTCATGAACATGTCGCAGCTGGCGTCCGCGCTCGGCGTGACGCGCCAGTGGCTGCACGCGCTGCGAGTGAAGGATCCGGCGTTCCCTGCCGCGGAGCGCCAGCCGGGCAGCACCCGTGAGGTGTGGGACCTCGCGGCGATGCGGGAGTACTACGAAGGCCGGGAGAAACGTCCGGGCGAGCGCACTGACCTGAAGCGGAAGGCCGACGAACCGTGAGCACAGAGGTGACGGTCGGCGTCATCGCCCTTCTGGGAGCGGTGGTCGGCGCCACCGCGGCTTTCGCCGGCGTCGTCTACCAGCAAAGGCAGCAGGCCCGGTTGCTCCGCGTGGAACGACGGGACGCACAGGCGCACCAGGCCGTGGACGTGCTGATCGCCGAGTTGGAGAAGGTGCGCCATCTGGCGTGGTCGGGCGAAGAGGACAATCCCCAAGGCTTCATACGAGCTATCGGCCAGCACACGGACGTAATCCGGCTGGCGGCTCTGCGTCTGCCAGACAAGGACTTGAGAGAAGCGATAGAGGCTGCCTGCATGCTCGGCTTTGGGCACAGCGCATCGTTCCGAGCGCACGTCGGGTTGGACGTCCAACAGGTCGTCATGGTGGCCATGGCTACGGACGCCCAGAAGTGCCTTGGCGCGTATCTGCGGCAGGACGCCCGCCCGGAAACGACCTTCCTCTTCCAGGCTCGTGACTACTACGAGTCGATGCTCACCCTCCCGCGTCGCACCTAACGAGCTAGGCATGACGAGGGCCCCTGCCGCATCCAACGCGGTAGGGGCCTCGCGCTGCCTGGCAGCCTCTGCCGCGGTGTCGTGCTCGACGAGGTGCGGCCACACGCGGCGCGAGGAGGCCCCCACCCGGGCGATGGGCGGGGGCCTCCTCGCGTTGGCGTCTACGGCTCGGTGGGCTCCTCGGTCAGCTTGTCCATATTGATCGTGCCGTCGTCGTTGAGCAGCCCGCTGTCGTCGATGACGTTCCCCATGATCAAGATGCTGTAGTCGTCCTCGGTCAGGTCGGCGCACTCCGGCGGCCGCTGGGTCTTGGTTGCCTTCGCCCCGCCCTTGATCGCGTCGGCGCAGGCGTTGGCCTTCTCGTTGTAGCTGGGCTCGCTGGAGCAGCCGGCCAGTGCCAGGCCTGCGAGGGCGAGTGCCGCGATGGTGGTGCGCATGTTGTCCCCCCTGGTTCGGTGTGCACGCATGATGCCGCTTGCCGGGTTGATCCGCTACCGATTCGGCCGGTCAGGCCGCTTCGGCTGCGGTCCATGTGCGGCCGCAGCCCGCGCACTGCACGGCCGGAGGCTGCCCGTCTCCCGAGTGGAGCAGCAGCGGGCCGCGGCAGTGCGGGCACGGCTCCTCGAGGGGATGCGCGTCGCGGACGAGGTCGATGGCGCGCTGCACCTTCTCCGCGCACGAGCGCGCGGTCTCGGCGATCTGGTCGACGTGGCGGGCGGCGAGCGGCACGAACGGGCCGGGCCGTGCTTCGAGGCGTGCGATGAGCCACGTAGCGGCGTCCCCCGCGGTCCTGCCCATCGGCGGCCCGCCCAGCCGTTCGCGGTACGGACGCGTCCGGGCCTCGTTGGCGCCTCGCGCGAGGGTCGGCCACGTCCAGCGGCGCGGGTCGTTGACGTCGGCCTCGGCGAGCTGGTCGCGCCTCGCGATCTCGGCGGGGGTCCAGCCGGCGCCTCGCGGGGCCGGGCGCATGGGTGCTCGTTGGACGGAGGCGGCGATGGTGTCGGCGCAGTAGACGAGGGCGGCCTGGACGTCGCGCATGGTGTCGAGGACGGCGAGGCGGATCGGCGCGGGGCTCTCGCCGAGAGCGTCGGGCGTGGAGTCCGCGCGCTCGTCGGCGCGACGCTGTGCCCGCTCCTGGCGTTCGGTGGCGGTGAGCTGGGCGAGGTGGTCGCGCATGCGGGCGGCGGGGGGCCAGGGGGCGCCGTGGTGGGTGGTGAGCATGTCGGTGAGGTCGCCCCAGTGGGTGATGACGGTGGTGAGGTGGTCGGTCGGTGTGGCGGTCATCGGCTGGCTCCGGTGGCTGGCTGGGGCGGTGGCGGCGTGGGGGTGGGCGCGCCCGCATTGGGGGGTACGGGCGCGCCCAGGCTCAGCTGCGGCTCGTCACGGGCGTGGCTCCTGGTTGGGGGTGGGTGTGGGGACGGTGGCGGTGCGGTAGGCGTCGTGGCCGGCGAGGAGAGTCAGGGCGGCGACGATGGTGATGGCGGCGGCCGCGGTGGCGATGCCAGCGACGACCGCCAGGAGCGCCCTACGCATCGGCGGCCGGGGGCTTGGGGCCGTCGAGGTCCTCGAGGAGGACGGCGGCCGCGTCGGCGAACGTGATGTAGGCGTCGGGCTGCTCGCCGGTCGTGGCCCACTCGGCCTGGCGGGCACGCACGCGGGTGACCTTGTCGGCGAGCTGACTGGCGCCCTGGCCGTACTCGTCGACCATGATGGCGAGGCGCTTCGCCTCAGCCTGGGTGACCTCAAGCTGGAGCGTGACGGCGTTGTAGGCCTTGACGGCGGTATCCCGCTCGGTTTCGGCCTGCTCCGCGCGGTCCACGGCCGCCTTCCGCTCGGCCTCCAGCTCCTCGTAGCGGCGGCGACCGAGAGGCTGCCGACCCGAGGCGTGCCAGGCCTCCATGAGCTCCTCGGCCTGGCGCAGCTGCTCGGGGGTGAGGGCGGCGACCATGGCGTCGGCAAGGGGCTCGCGGAAGATGTCGCCCATGCCACTGCCCCAGAGGGACCAGTCGAGGAGGGACCAGAACTCGCCGCGCTCAGGCTGCTCCTGGCCCTCGGCCGGCGGCGGGGCCAGGGCGAACGCGGACCGACCCTGAGCGCCGATGTTGGCCATCGTGCGGGCGAGGCCGCGCAGGATGGCCGTGATCTCGTCCAGGCGGGCCACCGCGGGCTGCTCAAGGGCGACGGGTCGGTTCGTGTCGCACCAGGGCCGGTGGTGCGCCTCGACGATGGCGTCGTAGCCGCAAGTGCAACGGGGTTCGGCGGCGGGCTGGGTCATTGGGCTTCGGTCTTCCTGTGAGGCGGGAACGATCAGGCGGGGTCATGAGGACGCTGGTGGTGAGCGCGATGAGCGCGACCAGGGCGAGGACGGGCCACAGGGCGGTCACCGGGCGGGCTCCCCGCGGGCGAGGCAGGCGAGGACGACGACCAGGGCGGCGCCGTTGGGCACGCCGAACGCGACGGCGAGGGCGATCCACAGGGCGCTCACCGGCCGGCCTCCACGCTCAGGCCGAAGTACGCCAGCAGCTGCTCTAGCTCCTCGCGGCTGGTCGGGCAGTGCCCGGACGGGCGGAAGTGCACGACCCCGGGGAGCATCTGGTCGTCGGTGACGAGCGGGAAGCCGCCGTAGTTGCCGATCTCGCTGGTGGTGACGGTCTCGCCGAAGCGGGCGGACAGGGCGGCGCGCAGGGACGCGGTGAGCCTGTCGAGCGTGGCCGGTTCGGCCGCGATCTCCTGCACCGGCTCGGTCTTCAGGACGTACAGCTTCACTGCGCACCCCCGGCGACCGCGTCCGGGACGGCGATCTCCTCCGGCAGGATCAGCCGCAGCGCCACGGCAACCGCCAGCGTGCGCGCACGCCCCTGCCCGGTAGTGCCGAGACGGATGCCCGCGCGATAGAGGTGCTGCTCCACGGTGTGGACGCTCAGTCCCAACCGCTCGGCGATCTCTTCGTTGCTCCCGCCGTTCGCGACCTCGCGGACGACATCGAGCTGCCGGCGGGGCAGGAGCCTGCGCGCAGGAACCAGAGGAACCGGGTCCGTGCGCTGCTGTGCGTCTGCCATGTTGATCTTCCTCCTTGCCGGGGCCCCGTGCTGAGGCCCCGGCGGCTGGTCGTGCGGGCTGGCTAGAAGGGGGGTTCGTTGTAGCCGGTTGCCCAGGGGTCGTCCTGGGGGGCCTGCTGCTGGGTGCGCTGGGGCTGCTGGCGTGCCTGGCCGTTGGCGGGGGCTTGTTCGCGGGCGCTCTTGGCGACCTGGGCGGTCTGGAACGCGAGGTTGGGGGCGATGGCCCGGATGTTCATTTCGGTGACGGAGTGCTTCTGGCCGTCCTTCTCCCAGCTGCGGGTGCGGAGTTCGCCGGTGACGAGGACCTCCATGCCCTTGCTGAGGGTCTCGGCGACGTTCTCGCCGAGCTGTTGCCAGGCGGATCCGGTGACCCAGAAGGTGTCGCCGTCGACCCAGTTGCCGTTCTGGTCCTTCTTGCGGCTGTTGAAGGCGAGGCGGACCTTGGCGACGGGGTGGCCGTTGGGGGTGAACTGCAGTTCGGGGTCGGCGACGAGGCGGGCGACGCCGTGGATGGTGGGCAGCAAGGTGGTTCCTTCCGTGGTGGTGGGTCAGCTGGTGGCGCCGGTTGCGGACCGGCCGTTGAAGGGGTCGGCGTCGATCGGCGTGTAGGGCACCCAGGGCCAGGCGTTGTGCCCGTGGCCCTGGCGCAGGAACTGGGGGAAAGCCCTCTCGTCGCGCAGGCCGCGCCAGGGCACAAAGCGGCGGGCCCGGTCTTCTTCGGCGGAGCGCTCGTCCTCGACAGGGCGGAGGCCGAACCCGAACTCGGGCCAGCGGAGCCACAGGCCGGAACCGACGGGGCCGAGGCCGCGGGGACCGAAGCCGTTGCCCTTGGCCGCGTGGGCCTCCATCAGCAGGGCGCAGTTCGCGGTGATGCGCGCCTCGGTGAGCGCGACGGTGACCTTCCGGGCGTGCTCCTCGGAGTTCGGGTCGCCTTCGTGGAGCTGGTAGATGGGGCCGATGATCAGCACGTCGGGCATGACCTGCTCGACGCGGCGCATCAGCCAGGAACGGCCCGCGGCCTTGGTGAGGTCGACGCCTTCGGGCCTGCAGTCGATGTGGAGCTGGCCGCGCTTGACCGGCATGTGCTGCGCGGCCGCGATGTTCATCATGTGCCGGTACTTGCGGCGGGACTGGGGGCCGCTGTTCTCGCAGTCGAGGACGAGGACCTTAGCGGGCCCGGTCTCGGTGGGGGTGTGCTGGAAGGGGTGGATGCCGGCCGCGAGCGTGGTGGCCATCTGGCGCAGGAGCACACTCTTGCCGCCGCCCTCGCCGCCGGTGAGGATCATGCGGTCCTGGCGCTCGAGGAGGCCGGGGACGATCCAGTCGAAGTGGTCTTCGACTGCGAGGAAGTCCCACATGTCCTGCACGGGCGAGTCTTCGGCGGCGCGGCCTGCGTCGCGCACGTCGCGGGTGAGGGCGACAGCCTGTTCGGCGAGCTCGCCGGGGTCGCCTGCCGCGGGGTCGTAGCCGAGCTGGGTGATGCGGGTGCCGGCGGCGATGAGGGCGCGGCGGAGTGCGAGGGAGCGGATGCGGTCGGCGTAGGCGTCGGCGTTGGAGACGAGGGGGACGGAGTTGGCGATGGTGCCGAGGTAGGGCGCGCCGCCGATGCGCTGGAGGTCTCCGGCCGCCTGGAGCGCGGCGTGGAGGGTGATCATGTCGACGGGCTCTCCGTTGTCGAGGAGGCGTCCGGCGGCGTGGTGGATGGTTTCGTGGGCGGGGCGGTAAAAGTCGCCGGGGGCGAGCATCTGGTGGATGCGGCGGGCGTCGCGGTCTGCGTGGACGATGGCGCCGAGGTAGGCGAGTTCGGCGTCGATGTCGTTGGGAAGGGTGGGGCCGTCGAAGGCGGGGTCCTGGTCCTCGAGGAGGTCGGGGCCGTCGTAGAGGGCGGTCATCAGAAGACTCCTCGGTCGCTGGGGTCGCTGTAGCGGGCGGGCTGGCGGGGGGCCGGCGGGGTGGAGTTCATGACCTCGTTGACCACGGCCGGGAGGGTTGAGGGGTGGAGGCCTCGCTGCATCCAGCGGGCCATGCCGCGCCGGATGTCGTCGGGGGCGATGTCGTCGTCGAGGAGGTCGGCGACGACGGTCAGGACTTGGCCGACGACGGTGCGCGGGGGGCGCTTTGCGGCCCGGTCGATCCACTCGCCGACGATGGCCGGGGCGGTGTCTGTTTCGGCCGGCGCGGCACTACTGGGACTGGCTGTAACTCTTGTGGTCGCCTGGCGACCTAGCCTCTGGGTCGTCTCCCGACCTAGAGCTAGGTCGGGAGACGACCCAGTCCCCTTCGAAGCTGGGTCGTCTCCCGACCTAGCCTCCGCACCCTTCTGTGCCGTATTGCCCTTTTGGGCACGGTCGCCTGCCGACCTAGCTTTCTGGGGGGCTAGGTCGCCTGCCGACCTAGCCGGAATGTGGATGAAGTACTCGTTCTGGGCGTGCTCGCGGCGGGCCCGGTCCGGGTCGGGCGACTTGAAGGAGATCCACCCCTGCTCCACGAGCGTCGTCCGGTGCGCGAGGAAGGCGCTCTTGGAGAGCCCCGTGGCCTCGAGGAGAACGGACTGCGCGGGCTGGTGCTCGGCGGGGATGATGCCGGTCTTCAGGTCGGCCCAGGAGGCGATGACGAACGCCAGGAGCCGGGCGAGCGGCGGGAGGCCGCTGCGCCGGATCGCGCGCTCGTACTCGAACCTGCCTGGCATCGGCCCTCTTCCTGATCGTGTGGTGACGGTGGTTGGTCCCGGGGCCCGGCGGCCGGCGTCATCCGCCGGGCCCCGGGCGGTCACGCGGGGACGAGCTCGGCGTAGAGGGCCTTGCAGCCGTCGCAGTCGCAGGTCCGCGGCCCGTTGTTGCCGGACTCGGTGGCCAGGCCCTCGCCGGGCGGGACGATGCGCTCGATCGGCTGGCCCTTTCCGTTCCAGGTGGGCAGCAGCTGCGACTTCTTGTTCGTGCGGCAGCCGCGGCCGCAGGAGTGCCCCGCGTTGGCCGTGCACAGGGCCTTCTTGGCCTCGCTGTTGTGGTTCAGGTCGGTGTGGCCGCAGCCGCACCGGTGGCCGATGTACGCCATGGGGTTCTCCTCAGTGGTGGTTGGTGACCGCGGCCTGCGCGGCGCGGTAGTCCTCGGGGGTAGCCCGGCGCTTACCGGAGGCGATGGCGCGCTCGTCGATGACGTGGGCGACGGCGTCCGGGGCCGGGGTGGTCCATGCGGCCGCGGGCCAGCCCGGGCCCGGCTCGGGCCGCGGTTTCCCGGCGAGAGCCCAGGGGGCGTGCGCGTCGCAGCGCCAGCCGCACGCGTACATGTGCAGCTCCCCGGTGTGCTCGCCGCGCAGGTTGCAGGTGTGCTCGGCCATCAGGCCGACACCGCGAGGTCGGTGTGGGCGGCCTCGTAGGCCTCGATGACCCGGCGGGGCAGGATCCCGGCGTTCGGGCAGTCGTGGCCGTTCTCGCGGGCCCATTGCCGGATGCGCATGCTCTCCTCGCGGCTGCGCGTCGCCTTGCCCGCCGGGGTGGTGCCCTTGGCCTCGCGCAGCTTGGACTGCTCCTTGGCGAGCTCCGCCTGGAGCTCCTTCACGCGTGCCTCGGCCTCGGTGACGACCTTGTCCTTGTCCCGGAGGCGGGCGAGCTCGGTGAGTGCGGTCGCGGCGCGGGCGGCGAGGGTCTGGGCGCGGCTGGTGGGGTGGCGCTGGCCCCAGGCGATGAGCTCCTGGGTGCCGACAACGCCCGGAGCCGTCGTGGCGGGCGTGGGCGCGGTGGGCGCCGGCTGCGGGGTGGTCATGGCGGTGGCCTTCCGGGTGCGCGGTTCGGCAGGAGGAATCACGCGGACGGTGCAGGTGTCCGCGATCGGGCAGCGGCCGCACAGGGCGGCCGCCGTGACGCGGGCCTTGCGCCGCACGTCGGTCGGGGTCTTGGAGGCGGTGACCGAGTCGTAGAGCGCGCCGCGGCCCCGGCAGGGGGTGACGACGGTGCTCATCCGGTCACCGCCGTGACGGTGTGGACCCAGTCCAGGGCCGCGTTGTCGAGGCGCTGCCGGGCCCGGGTGACCGCGACGTAGGCGAGGCGGGCCTCCTCCCGGCGCAGGACGCGGTTCTGCGTCTTCGGGTCGGGCTTCGGCGGCCGGAAGTCCCCGTGGATCCGGACCTGCGGCCACTCGCGGCCCTTGGCCTTGTGCGCGGTGGACACGACCAGTTCGGCCGCGTCCTCCCCCGCGAGGGCGTCGGTGGCCTGGACGATGCCGTCCGGCCCGTAGTCGTCGATCAGCTTGACCAGGACCTTCAGCGAGCCGTCCTCCTCGTCGGCGTACTCGCGTACGGCGTTCCAGGTGGGGAAGGCGAGGAGCTCGGGGTGGTCGGTGGGCTTCCCGGCCTGGAGGTCGCGGGCGGCCCAGGCGAGGCGCTTCACCTCGGCGCCGCCGCCCACGAGGGCGACCTTGCGGCCGGCCTCGAGGGCCTCCAGCACCACTCCCATGGCGCCGGCGTTGGTGCGGCACAGGACCGCGTCCGGCTCGGGGACGGGGCCAACGGTGGATTCGGCCTGCTCCCAGCCGGTCAGCCTCAAGGGCGTACCAACGAGGTACAACCAGTCGTTGGCGGCCTCGGCGATGGCCGGCCCGAAGCGGAAGGACTGGGAGAGCGACCGAACTTCCGCGCCGAGCTCCCGCTCGAACGTCGCCAGGGAGTCCTTGGCACCGCGCCACTCGTAGATCTGCTGGGCGGAGTCGCCGACGGCGATGCGCTGCGCGTGCTCCTGGTTCAGCAGCACGGCGGAGAGCACGTTGTTGGTGTCCTGGGCCTCGTCCAGGAGGACGACGTCCGCAGGGATCTCCGGGTCTCCGAGCGCCCAGATCTTGAGGTAGTGGTCGTGGCTCATCTTGAGTACGCCGTCCTCGGTGAGGATGTCCCGCCAGGCCGCGCGGGCGACCGGGAGGACGAGCTCGGAGAGCATGGCGCGGGCGTGCGTGCTGGTGAGGCCGTCGTAGCGGGGGATGTGGGCGCCGAGGATCTCGGGGTCGGAGCTGTGGCAGAACCGCTCGACGGTGTCGAGGGCGCAGCGCATGACGACCTTGCTCGTCATGGCCTTGTCGGAGCCGAGGTCGGTGGGGATGCGCTGGATGCCGCCGGTGATGCGGTCGATGCTGAGGGCCTGCGCGGCCTTGAGCGCGGTCTGGCGGGGGCGTTGGATGCGCGGCAGGTACTTCGGGTCGAAGGCGAGGCCGTGGCCCGTGCTGGCCGTGACGTTGGCGGGGAAGGTGCGCTTCGCGTCGGCCGCGATGGAGCGGTTGTAGGCGACGTACGTCATGCGCCGACGCGGGTCGGACTGGGCGATCAACTTGAGCGTGCTCGACTTGCCGCATCCGGCGCCGGCCTGGAGCACGAGGTCGAGTCCGTCGCTGTAGGTGGCGATGGCGTCGGCCTGCTCCAGGGTGGGGTCCACCACTGGGTTTCCTCCTTTCTGGGGTGGGCGCGGGGCCCGGCGAGAGGGGAGGGCTCGCCGGGCCCCGCAGTCGTGGTGGATCAGGCCGCAGCGGCGCCGGGCGGCTGCTCGCCGCTCTGCTCGGCGTGGAGCTTGTTCAGGCAGTCCCGGAACATCTGCGCGCCGTTGTCGGCGTGCTGCGCGAAGTCGGCCAGGGTCTCGATCAGGTCGTGCGCCTCGGCCGACGTGAGGTCGTTCATCGTCGGGACCAGGCGGCCCACCAGCAGGGAGACGGCGGCGAGCCGCTTGTCCCGGTCGGGGTTGAAGTCAAGGTCCTTGAAGGTGGCGAAGATCTTCCGCATCTGTGCGGCCGACGCCATGCCCTGCTCGATCGGTGCGGCTCGGGTCTCGGGGGCGTCCTCGACGATCTCCGCCTCGACGACCTCGGCCTCCTGCTTGGCGGCCTCCTGCGCCCACCCGGACTCGCCCGCGGCGTCGGTGACGTCCTCGACGGAGGCCTTCTCCTTGCCGATGGCGGCCAGCTCCTGGAGCATCGCCGTCCCGGGCCCGTAGCCGTCGGCGGAGGCCTCGCGGTAGAGCTTCCGGACCGCGTCGGCGGAGTCCGCGGCACGCGCCTCAGCGATGTAGTCGCGCCCGGACGCTCCCACCGGCGGCGGGTTGTCGGCCTGCGCCATCTCCTCAGCCGTGTACACACCGGCCAGGTCGTGCGGGAACGCCATGCGCAGGGCAAGCGCCTCGGCGCACTTGGCCGTCATGGTGGCGGGCATCTTGCCCCACAGGCCGGACGGCTCCCCGCTCTTCTTCGTCTGGACGTACTCGGAGTACCGGGCGACGGCCGAGAACCGCTGGCCGTTGCGGACCACCGTGACCTTCGCGGCGGCCGGCGGCGCGTCGGACAGCCACACGTCCCGCCAGCGGCCGGACGCGTCGCACCACAGGGTGTCGTCGTAGCCGAGCGGGTGCCCGGCCTCGGCCGAGGCCCGGTGGGCGATGACGCGGTAACCGTCGATGCTCGTCTGCGGGGTGTAGACCTTGCGGTTCTGCCTGCCGTCCCACCGGCCGATCAGGTAGATCTGCCGGGAGAACGGGTCAAGGCGGGTGCGCTGGCAGAGGTGGAGGAACGCGGACAGCTCCTCCGTCGCGACGTCGTTGCTGATGCCCGACTGGCGGAGGACAGCGCCCTGCTGCTCGGTCCAACCGGTCTGGTCGGGGCGGATGGCCAGGGCGCCGGCCGCCTTCACGATCTCGGTCATGTGCTGTGCTCCTGATCAGGGGTGTTGCCGAGGGGCGGGGATGCGGCTGACGCCGGTGGCGTCATTGAGCTGCCGGGCGAGGAAGGCGCTGTGTCGGTGCTCAGCGGCGAGCTGCTTCCGGTAGCGGGCGCAGGCCTTCAAGGCGCGAGCGAGCCGGTTCTCGAACTGCTGGGCGCGGCTGGGGCCGGTGAACATCGGCATGGGCTCGCCGGTGTCGAGGAGGTGCCCGTACTGCTTGGCAAGGTGCCGGAGGGCGTTGCGGGAGTTGTCGCGCTCCACGCGGGCCTCGTCGCGCTCCTCGATGGCGTCCTGCAGCTTGGCGCTGAGGTCCTCGTAGCGGCGGCGGGAGACGAAGAGCTTCACCGGAGCACCCCCGCGTCGGCGAGCGCGATGCCGAGACCGTCCAGCGAGCCGACCCGAACCTGCCGGAAGTTCGAGCAGCGCGGGCAGTACGACAGCAGGTCGAACCAGGTGTCGCCGTCGGTGTTGATGGTGAACTGCAGGTGCGTCTGGTCCGCGATGGTCGCGAACGCCTGCCGGAGGTCGGGCTCCGGGACGTCGACGAGGATCCACTCGCCGAAGGCGTCGGCGGCCTGCTCCCCGAAGGTCTTCGCGGCCAGCTGGTCGGCGGCGTGCAGCGTCTCGTCGTCCATGGCCTGCTCGGCCTGGCGGCGCTGGTCCGCGGTCGCGGCGACGGCGGCCGCGCACAGGTCCAAGAGCTGTTCCATCTGGGTCTTCATCGGGTGATCCCCTCCGGGTTGCGGTGGCGGCCGGTGGGGAACGGCTGCGGGGCGGTCAGGCGGCGGCAGGCGTCCTTGCCCGGGTCCGTGACGGTCGGCGTCGCGGGGGCCGGGTAGCGGAGGTTCAGCAGCTTGAAGAAGCCGAGGGAGGCCAGGTAGGCGCCGGTGAAGGTGGCGAGCCAGACGATGTCGCTGCTCACAGCGGCTCACCGCCCAGCAGGCGGGACAGCAGCGCCGAGGAGGCGGCCGCATGGCCCCTCGGGGTGAGGATGAAGGGGACCGGCTCCTCGTCCACCGGGACGTCGACGGCGCGGGCCCGCAGGTCGGCGAGCTCGGCGGCGGTCTCCGGCGACATGAGCATCCCGGCGGCGTCGATCGCCATGGCGAGAGCGGCCGGGGTCTGGCGACCCTTCTCCTGCGCGCGGCAGATGATGCCGGCGGCCTGGTTGATGGCTCGGGTGTTCACGCGGCAACCGCCTGACGGTCGCGCGGCTCGGTCTGCTGCGCCTCGGTCAGCCCGAGGTTGTGGCCGGACAGCTCCAGCTGCACGCCGCGGAAGACGGTGGTCCCGGACAGCCACGCGTAGGCCTGGTACTGGTTGAGCGCGACCCCGTACGTGGGGACCTGGAGCGCGGCGCGCCACGCCTCGAACTCCTGCGGGGAGTTCAGCTGCAGCGTCAGGCTGCCGGCAACGGTCAGGGAGACGTACGGCGCGGGGAGTTGGGGGTACATCGCGGCCAGGCCGACGAGGGCTTCCAGCGCAAGGCGCTGCAGGCCAATCGTGTGTTCGCCGGTGATGTCGGTACCCTGTGAGCTCACGGGGATCTCGCTTTCTGCTGGTAGTGAGTGAGCCGTGTGGGGTCGCATCCGGGTCGTGTCCGGGGCGGCCCCGAAGTCGTTCCGGGGTCAGGCGGTGAGGGCGGCGTCCGCCTGCGCGGCGTGCCACTGCTGGACCTGCGCGAGGTCGAAGCGGCGGTGGGTGCGCTCGCCGCTCGCGGTCGTCTTCGCGGCAGCCATCGGCACCCACGGCATCCCGGCGTCCAGCCACTGACGGACCGTCCACTGGGAGACCTGGTAGAGCTCCTGGAGCTGTGCCTGAGTGAGCAGCGGGTACAGGCCGGGAGGGAGCGCGGTGGCGGCCTTACGTGCCGTCTTCGTCGCCATGGGGGGTTGACCTTTCTACTTTCACAGTCAAAGGTGAGGGCAGGCCAAAGAGGTCCTGGAGGGGGGCGTTCGTCACCTGATGGAGCGCTTCGGCAACGAACCAGGCAGTGGTCCATTCGCAGCTCTCGCGTGCGGTCTTCCCGCGGCCGGCCAGCCGTCCGACGGTCGCGGGGCTGACCCCTTTGCCCGCCGGGTCGACGTTCTTCGTCGCCTCGGCGAGCTGCGGGCCACTGAGCCCCGCACGCGCCATGGCGTCTCTGAGTGGCTGACCTGCGTCCTTACGGCTGAGTTTCGGCATGCGGACCTCGTGCCAGGTGGTGGCTGTGTGACGCCTCAGGATGAGGTGCTGTGACTTTTCTACAGTCACAGTCACAACGGCGTCAAGCGAGCGGATGCGAGCCGTTGCGAGTTTTCGGAAGCCGATGGCGCGTTTAGAACGGGTGTTCTAAGCTTTGGGACGGCGCACGGGTAGCGACACGGCGCAGGGGAGAGCGCGCCCATCAGCCAGATCGCGCCAGGCTTCTACTTTCACTTGCCTAAAGTAGAAAGTCACAGGCACTATCCGTGTGTGACAACCGAGCCCGGCGAGGACTTCGCCCAGCTGATCGCCGCTATCAAGGCCGAGTACCGCCTCGCCTCCGATAGCGAGTTGGCACGCCGCCTCGAGGTCGCCCCCTCCACCGTCAGCGTGTGGGTCAACCGTAAGCGCGGCGACCGCCGCGGCCCCCACCCGCAGACGCTCCGGAAGATCACCGAAGTCTTCCCGAAGTTCACACCCGACCGCGTCTTTGCCGCGGCCGGCCGCCGCACCCCCGGCCCCCTCAGCCCCGACGCCGAGGCCAGACTGCTGGAGTACTTCGGCGAGCTGACCGAAGAACAGCAGCAAGCGAAGCTTGTTGAGATGCGGGCCCTGGCGGAGCACAACCGTTCCGGCGCCTGAGCGGTCTAAAACGGAATGTGACTCACGTTGTGTGTGTGACTTGTGAACTCAGAGTGTGTAAGGGGGTAGCGGAGCGGGCATATGCGGGCTACGTTCGAACCCGCACGCCGATGTTCTCCCCCTTCGGCGGTGCTTGACCAACACAAGCATCAGGCCAGGGGGTACCGCATGTGCGTCGCCATCTTCGTTTCCACCCGCACGGTCATCCCCTGGGACAGCACCCGCCTCGCCATCACGGTGCCCGCCGGCCTCGGCCTCCAGCGCACCACCCGCGCAGTCCGGGCGGTCCTCATCGAACTGGGCGTCCTCCAGCCCCCCAACAGTGCAATCTGCTGGTGCGGGGAAGTACTGGACATCCGACAGGCCATACGCCTGGTCCCCGCCCGAACGAATGAGGTGAGCGACATTGGCGCCTAGGGCGACCAACAATCCGCGGCAGCTGCGGGCGAAGGCCTGCGGCTGCCCGCCCTGCATGAAGGCGTACCCCCCGCCGAAGTACAAGGACCGCAAGCCGCGCCGGGACTGCACCGGCAGCTGGCAGGCCCGGTACCGGGACCCCCAGGGGGACATGAAGGGCCCGACGTTCAAGACGAAGCGCGAGGCCGAGGCCTTCCTCGACAACGTCAGGACCGAGGTCAGGAAGGGTACGTACCAGGACCCGAAGCGCGGGCAGATCCTTGTCGAGGACTGGTACGCGATCTGGTGGGAGGGCCAGCAGACCAAGGGCGCGGTCACCACCCGGAACCGCAAGATCTCCTGCTGGAACGTGCACGTGAGGCCGAAGTGGGGTCGGCGGAAGCTCAACAGCATCACCTGGATCGAGGTGCAGAACTGGATCAGCAACGAGGTCAAGGGGCGCGCCACCCAGCTGAAGGCGCTGGAGCTGCTGCGGCACCTGATGAAGGCGGCCATGCGAGACGACCGCATCACGACCAACCCCTGCGTGGACGTCGAGGTGTCGTCCCCTGTCGGCAAGCACCCCGACGACATGCGGCCGCCCACGCGCGCGCAGGCCGCGCTCATCCGGCAGAACCTGCCGTCCACGTACTACAAGCCTCTGGTGGTGTTCGCCGAGGAGACCGGCATGCGGTGGGGCGAGTACACCGCGCTACGCCGCTGCCACATCGACCTGGCGGGTGCCACGGTGAAGGTGAAGGAAGTGCTCACCGAGGACAACGGCAAGCTCCGGCGGAAGCCTGCGCCGAAGTCCAAGGCCGGCTTCCGCACCGTGCCGCTGACCCCGGACGCCATCGAGGCGGTCCAGATCATGTACGACCGCTGGGACCCTTCGGCAGCCGACGCCGACCCGGAGGATGAGGAACTGCTCCAGGAGATGCGCCCGGAAGAGCTCGTGTTCCGTGGTCCCGAGGGTGGGCTCATGTCGCGGCACAACTTCCGTCGGCAGTGGCTCCCCGCGATTCAGGCCGCTGGCCTGGCACGGAAGGTCCGCAACACCGAGACGGGGCGGCTGGAGTGGTGGCCGCGCGTCCACGACCTGCGGCACACGTTCGCGACGCGGCTGAAGGATGCCGGCGTCCCGGAGAAGGACGTCCAGGTCATCATGGGCCACGAGCGGGGCGGCCGGGTGACGTGGCTGTACACGCACGCCGGCCCGGAGCTGGTGGAGGAAGTGCGGGCAGCGCTGACGTCGGGGAGGACGCTCAGGCTGGTGGAGAAGGCCGGCTGAGGCCGGATGCCACGCGGATGCCACATAGATGCCACATGCTCATCTCGTATCGGCTCGCATCGGCTCGCATCCACCGCATTTCGGGGGTACACCCCCTCTGACCTTGCGCTTTACTAAGCTCACTTAGTCTCGCAACGGCTCGCCACCCGTGCACTGTTTCTCCTAAAGCGGGTGTCGCAGGTTCGAATCCTGCCTGGGGCACATAGCGAAGGGCCAGTTCAGGGGCTTGGTCCCCCGGAACTGGCCCTTTCTCGTGACCACGGCCGTGCCACAACGCCCGCTACGAGTCGCCGTCACCCCGCGCCTTGCGGATCATCGAACCGAGCCGATCGGCGATCTCACGATCACGGCCGTTGACCATGTGCTGATAGATCAGCGCGGCACGCGGAGTGCTGTGGCCCATCCCGGTCATCAGCTCCCGAAGGCTCGCACCGGAGGCGGCGAGGGTGTTCCCCGTGTGCCGGAGATCGCGGAAATGCACGTCTGCCGTGATGCCTGCCTTGGTCCGCGCACCGATCCCGCGCGCGGCGACCGGAGCGAGCCGCCTTGATGAGGCGCTGTGCGGGCATCAGGCAGCGGCCTCCTCGGTCTCGTGGGCGATGAAGTCTTGTGGGGCGTCAGCAGGGATGCGGCGGGCGCGGCGTCGGCGAGGCCACTTCCGCACTCCTCGAAGCCGAGACCCTGGCCCCCTAACAAGTGCACTCCCACCACCTGGCGCGCGAAGCAGTCCGCGACGTTCTCCAGTTCTCCGGAGACCGAGTCCCCGACCCCTGGCAGGACTCACCGACCGAATGGCGATCGCCCAGCACTATCCCCGGTCGTCAGAACTCCTGCGATGATCCGGCCGTGAGCTATGACCTTGCTGTGTGGGATGGCGAACTCCCACCCGACGACCACGAAGCGGGCTCCGTCTATGACGAGCTCTACGAGCGCTATCTGGAGTCGGAGGATGTCTTCATCCCTCCGGCGCCTCGCATCGTGGATTACGTTGAGGCGCTCCTCGTCCGGTACCCCGACGACATCGACGGCAAGATGGCGTGGGCGTCGGCACCGGTGATCAACGAGGCTTCGGGGCCGATCGTGTACCTGGTCATGTCCTACAGCAAGGCTGAGGAAGTGTCTGAGTACGCCGCATCTTTGGCTCGCGAACATGGGCTCGTCTGCTACGACCCGCAAGGAGAAACCCTGCGGCCGTGA